CGGGATTCAAAGAGTTAGCACCATTCGATTATGAGAATAAAGTAAAGGGAAGTCAGTTGTTTGTATTTAAACTGAAATCACCTAAGAATGGAGTTGATAAGAACGTATATGGTATACCGAATTATATCGGAGCAACATCTGCAATAGAGACAGACATTGAGATATCTAACTTCCATTTGAATAACATCAAATCGGGATTCTCAATGGGGCAGATCATATCGTTCAACAATGGAGTTCCTCCAACAGAAGAAGCAAAGAAGCAGATTGAAAGACAGATAAAGCAGAAAGCTACCGGAACAGATAAAGCAGGTGGGTTAGTAATTACGTTCAATGCATCTCAAGATAATGCACCTACAATACAGTCATTCAGTCCGAATGATTTAGATAAGCAGTTTATTGAGATAGGCAAAAGGGTTGATCAAGAGATATTCACATCGCATAACATAGTTAGTCCAGTGTTATTCGGAGTAGCAACAGAGGGAGCATTAGGGCAAAGGAATGAGATGTTAGATGCGTATGAGTTGTTCCAATCAACATACATCAGTATCAGACAAGGAATCTTAGAAGATATTATCAATCAGTTCTCTTCATTCTTTGGTATTGCTAACTATATCTACTTTAAGAAATCAACACCGATAAAGTCATTACTACCTGATAGCATTATTCAGAAGGTATATGATGCCTATCCAGTTGAGCAGATCATCGACATGATGGGATTGCCTCAGATTGACAATAGTTATAAAGTAGCATTATCAGCTGAAAAAAAAAAGTGTGAACATCAATGGTTCGATAACATCGGTATAAAGGCATCCGATTGCACCATCTTATACGAAAGAGATTACGAAGGGCAGAGTGATGAGGATTGTATTGAGACATTTAAGAAAGAGAAATTTGCTGAGGAATTACTGACTAATGAGAAAGCTATTATAGACCTTTTAAGCAAGGATGTATTAACGCCAAGCGAGAGTATCGCAAAAGTATTAAAGATTAGCACAGCCGAAGTAAATGACATCATTACATCATTAGTTGAAAGGGGTTATTTAAGTTCGGGAAGTGAACCAACAAAGAAGGGTGAGAAAGCGAGTGAAGATTCAAAGACTGACAATATCGAAGTTAAGTATCGTTATGGATGGAGAGCAGGATTCGATGCAACAGACAAAAAGAATAGCAGAGATTTCTGTGTGGATTTATTGAATAAAGATAAGTTATATTCACGATCAGAGATTGAAACATTAAACAATGAGCAAGGATTAGATGTGTGGGAATCAAGAGGTGGATGGTGGAATAAAGGCGGTGTAAGTGTTCCATTTTGTAGACATCTTTGGAAACAAGTAGTAATAAAAACAAATTAAAATGGCAGAAATATTATTCATATCAGAGCAGTACATTAAAGATACATCCTATATCGATGAGAATGTAGACATCAAGTTATTGCGTTCAAGTATCTTAGAAACACAGGATATCCGTATCTTATCTATATTAGGAACAGCTTTATACAATGACTTAAAGAGTAAGATATCAAACAACACAGTCAATTCAACCACTGGTTATAAGACGTTATTAGATACCTATGTATCACCTGCTTTAAAGTATTGGGTATTGCATGATGGAGCGTATATCTTACAGTATAAGATAATGAACAAAGGAGTAGTTACTCGCAGTTCTGAGAATGCTGAGACTATTGGAGTAGCTGAGTTAGATAGATTAATGGCATTCTTTAAAGATAGAGCAGAGTTCTATTCTGATCGTATTACCAGGTACTTATTAGAGAACGATACTACCTATCCATTATACAATGATGCAGGGAATGGTATCGATACAGTTCAGCCGGTGGTTAATAATTTTACGCAAGGATGGTATTTAGGGGATGGTGGGAATACTTATGGATTAGATATTGATTATGGTAAACTTAATAACTGTTAGATGAAACGAGACATATCTAAGAAGGTAGAGAAAAAAGTTAAGGACTATTTTATAAAGAAAAAGAATGACATTAAATCAAATAGTTCAGCAGCTACAAGAAATAGCAAATAATCACCTCCAGGTTAATACATGGGGATTCGGTGACATTTGGGAGATAGCTGCAAGTGGTGACATTCAGTATCCATTAAATTGGGTAACATTAGAAGGAGTGGATGTAAGCACCTCTGCAAAGACTGAGACTTATAAATTCTCTTTGCTGTTTATGGATGCTGTGAAGAATGGCGAAGTAAACGAAACAGAAGTACTATCGGATCAGTTAAGTATTGCAAAGGATTTCTTAGCACAGTTAAAGCATCCTTCATACGATTGGAACTTTCAGGATAACGTAAGTACGTTGGAAGATTTCACAGAGAGATTTGTAGATAGTGTATCGGGATGGAAGATGAGTATAGCTTTTGTCTTACCATTTACAAGTGATCGATGTGCGATGCCATATGTGGGGAATGTATCACCGAGTGCTGTTTGTCCGGTAGTAACAATATACAGTTCAACCGGAACGATTATAACAACAGTAGCAGCAGGAGGAAGTTATACAACAACAGCTACAAGCTGTGGAGGAACATATGAAATCTATGTAAATGGAGTATTGAATCAGAGTGGAACATCGACAAATTTTGTAACAGAAACATTTAATATAACTGCATAATGGCATTAACAATAAATCTAACAGGAGTAGAGGCAACATCAAACAAAGATACCGATGGTACACTTGCTTTAAATAGTGATACCAAATACCCTTCACAAAAAGCAGTAAAGACTTATGCAGATACAAAACAAGCTGCATTAGGTTATACTGCCGAGAATACAGCGAACAAAAATGCAACAGGAGGGTATGCAGGATTAACTTTGTTCAAGATTAATTTTAAAAATACTCTTAACACTTTTACTTCATTCTTTACTAATTCAAACACAGCAGCAAGAACATACACCTTTAAAGATGCTGATGGAACAATAGCATTTACTTCTGACATAACAGGAACTAATTCAGGAACTAATACTGGCGATGAAACAGCAGCAAGGATAGGTACATTGATTAACGGTTCAAGTGCAGCAACACCAAATGATGCAGATTTAGTGGCAACAGCCGACAGTTCTGTATTAAAAAAGATTACTTGGACAAATGTAAAAACATTCTTAAAGACTTATTTTGATTCTATTTATCAAGCTATTTTAACAGCAGCCAATGTTCATACTTTTGTTGATAGTTTAACAGCAATGACTACACCTGTTGATGCTGATAGAATGATTATTGTTGATAATTCTGCTTCACTTGCAAAAAAAATAACTTGGGCAAATATTAAAGCTACTTTGAAAAGTTATTTTGATACTATTTATGCAACATTAGCATCTCCGACTTTTACGGGTACTGTTGTGCTACCATCTACCACATCAATCGGAAATGTCAGCAGTACAGAGATTGGTTATTTAGATAATGTTACAAGTTCAATACAAACACAATTAGATTCAAAATCTGAAAAAAGTATTTTATTATTTTCGGCTTCTTTAAATCCTGCGGATTCATTAGATTATTATTTTTCTATTGGATATATTGCTGCAACAACATCACCAAATGGGAAAAGATTCAAATTTGACACGAGTTCGACAACAGCAATAAAACTTGCTTTGCAAATGACAACAACATCAGCTGCTTCAAATGAATTAGTTACTTTAAATTTAAGAAATCAAACAACTGCAATTGATTATCTTATTGGAACATTTGATATGTCTTTAGTTGGTGCAAACACAAATTATCTTTTTGAATTTGCTTTTTCACATACGATTAATACAACAGACCAATGGGCAATAAAAATGACAACACCTGCTTGGGTAACAAATCCAACTGCAACAATTATGCAATTAAAATTATACTATAAATAATGGCAAACATATACACATACAAAAAACAAGGTGATGGTAGAGATAGTTGGAGAGTAGAAACACCTGAAGGCGAAATCTTTATGGTGTACGAAGATCCGACAAAAGTAGAAACTTTAAAGGAAAAAGCTATCCGTTTATCGAGTGAATTAAATGAAATTATAAACCAATTAAAAAAATAACATCTCTCTTTATGACACGATTAGTAGATTACCTTGATGTTCCAGTATTGCATTTTATAGCAATAGCAATTACATTTACCGATATTGAGAATGCTTTAAAATTATTTTCTTTACTATTAGCAATCGGATATACTCTTTGGAAGTGGAGAAGTGAATTTTTAAAGAAGGGCAAATGAAAAAGAAAACTGAATCCGTTATAACGATAACGAAGGCAAAGAAAAAAGGTGTAGCAAAGAAGCATCCGAATAAAAAGGAAAGCAATAAACCATACAAGGCACAAGGGCGATGAATGATATATCAGACCACATAACATACAATGAAGCAACAGTCTCACCAACAGCGATTAGATTCGGTATTGAGAACATACCCACAGAGCATCAGTTGTTTGCTATGAGAATAGTTGCAAATGCTTGTTTTGAACCATTGCGGAATTGGTATGGTAAACCTATTAAGATTAATTCATTCTTTAGATGCACATTGCTGAATCAGAAGGTAGGGGGTAGTAGTCCAACATCTCAGCATTGCAAGGGTGAAGCGATTGACCTTAGTGCAGGAAGTAAGGAAGAGAATAAAAAGCTATTTGATTGGTGCAAAGCTAACTTAGTTTTTGACCAATTAATAAACGAATACGATTACACCTGGATACATATCTCTTTTAGGCAAGGTCAGAATAGGAATATGGTAGTGGTAATAAAATAAAAAAGCTAATAACGATTGCCATAAAGTTATCCCATTGGGAAACCTGTTCATTCAGGTACTCGCTTTAATAATAGAAAAGTCAAAGATATGGAAAAACTTAGGGAAATAATCAACAATCTTTTAGATTCTTTTAAAACAAATGCAAACGGATATTCTGCTCGTAAGATTTCTGCATTTGTAATTATCGTTATGGTTGTAGTTCTACATATCAAATGGTTTCAGAGTGATAAGTGGGAATATGTCGGTGAGATATTGGCATTGGATTTCGCTTTCGTTTCCGTTGCTTTGGGAATGACCACATACGAAGCAATAAAGAAAAACAGCCAACCAAAGGAATAAAGACTACATTTGCCTAAACCAAAACTAAAAACTAATGATAGCATCTGACTATATCAAAGAGTTATTAATTAAATTTCCCGATAGTGGAGATAGAACGATAGCTAACTTAGCTTTTAAAAAGCAACCTAAACTATTCACATCATTTGACCAATGTAGAAAAAGGGTGCAATATTATCGAGGTCATTTGGGTAAAAGAAATAGAAAAACACTAACCGATAAAAGGTTTTTAAAACCAATCAATTTAGAGAATCAGAATGTATGGAAAATACCTGCTTCACATTCGCAGGATAGAGAAGTATGGAGATTGCCTAAATCGATTAAAAAGGTCTTATTGTTATCAGATATACATTTTCCTTACCACAATGTAAAAGCATTGGAGACTGCATTAAAATATGGTAAAAAAGAGCAAATAGATGCTATCTTTATTAATGGAGATATGATTGATTTTTACCAGTTAAGTTTTCACGAGAAAGATCCGAGAGTTACGGACATAGCAGAGGAGTTAGAAATGGCTCGTAATTTCTTTGCATTGCTACAAAAAGAATTCCCGAATGTATTAGTTTATTACATACCAGGTAATCACGAGTATCGAATGGAACGATACCTAAGAGTTAAAGCACCTGAGTTACTTGATATGCAAGAGTTTAAAATAGATGCTTTATTAAGGGTTAGAGAGTTCGGAGTTCATTACATTGAACATGGTACAAAGTGTTATTTCGGGAAGTTACTTGTAGAACATGGAGATAAGATGCGAGGAGCAGGAGGAATATCTCCTGCAAGAACTTTATTTTTAAAATTAAAAAGACACGCAATCTGTGGTCATTTTCATAGAACGAGTGAGGCAACCGAAAAGGTATACGATGGAGATGTGGTTGTAACTTATTCAACCGGATGCCTTTGTGAATTAGAACCTCGCTACATGGAAGTAAACAATCATAATCATGGATTCGCAATAGTAGATATGGATGGTGAGAACTTCGCTGTATCTAATAAGAAGATAGTTAATGGCAAGGTATACTAATGAGAGTAATCAATGACATCCAGTTAGAGATAACGCAGATCATCATTAAGAAGAATAATCTATTGAGCAGGAGGGATATCTGCTTATTTAAGAGAATTATCTTTATTACAAAGATTCTATCCGTATCTGAGGAAACGTATCTCGTAGAGAATAACTATGTAAAATGCTCAGCTTTGTACCTGGATGATGAAGGATGGATCAAAGTAAAGGATAGCTATACTGAACTATCGGAAATGCATTCGGATTGGTTTGATCGTAGTGTTAAGGAAAGTGAAGAGAAAAGTGCGTTATAATTCACTATTTGATAGAATATAAACTAAATTAAGTACAAAAAGTATCATAAGTGCTTTATACTGCTCTATTCGTTAATTCCTTAATTCAGTCCAAACAAACAAGCCAAACAATACTCCGCTGATTGATTGCCACAAACGTACCGATAATTTGCGTT